ACCATGAGTAGAACTTGAGCCAGCATAAACAACAGGTATATTGCCTCTCATCCTAGCCCATTCTAATATATTTTGTGTACCGATTGTGTTAGATGAAAATGTATTCATCGGTTCATCAAATGAAGGTTGTATTCTCGCTAATGCCGCAAGATGATATATTATGTCAGGCGTACCTTCTGAGTCATCCCCTAATACAATATCATCTATACGTTGTTGAAAGAAATAGTCTGCAACATCAAACTCGTGATATATAACTCTGTCGCTATCGATTCTATTATGATGATAACCTGTTGAAAAGTTATCTAATACTTGAATATACGCTTCAGGTTGTTCTTTGAGTATCTTACTAATTAAATTAGTACCTATAAAACCAGCACCGCCTGTAATCAATATCTTCATTATAACTCGTCCGCAGGTTCATCAGTTTCTACAACATCATCCAATCCAAGAGCTGAAGTATCATATTTAAGAATCAAGACACTACAAATTTTTTCATACAACACATCTGCTAAGCCATCGTGTTTTTCAAGAATAGACTCAAAATCTTTTGATTGAAATTTGATATCTTCACCTTCGTGTTCTATAGTATACCAAGCGCCTGTTTGTTTAAGAAGTTTATATTCTTTCATAACTTGTAACCAAGATGATTTATCATCTATACCTCTATCGAAGTATAAAGGAAAGTCTGCGCGTCTCAAAGGCGGGCCTAATCTATTCTTGATAACTTGTGATGTTATAGTCATTCCGATTGTATTCTTTTTTGTATCTTTAATCTGACCTTTGTTCTTCAATCTAATACGAGTTGAAGCGTGAAAAGGCAATGCTTTACCGCCTGATGTTGTATAAGGGTCACCAAACATAACACCAAGTTTTTGTCTTAACTGATTAGTAAATACAAGTGCTACACGTTGTCTACCTATCATTTGAGTAATTTTACGAAGTGCTTTAGATATGATGATTGCTTTGTGTGTAGCATATCCATCTTTATCAAAATCAGCTTCCATTTCAAATTTAGTAGATGCCGCAGCTACTGAATCAACTAATATTGTTACTAATCTATTCTTATCACTTTCACGAACTTTAGTCACAATCTCTTCAATAGCTTCAAATATGTCTTCTACCGTTTCAAGATGAAGATATAACATTTTACTACTATCTACACCGATAACTTGTAAAAAGTCTTCACTAACTGCTGTTTCAGTATCTATATAAACTGCTACACCATCTTTCTTTTGAGTTTCTGCAAGTATATGTGCACCGAGTAATGATTTACCACTTGACTCTAAACCATTAATTTCTGTAATCCTTCCAACAGCTATACCACCATTTGGTCTATTAGATATTGCTAAATCTAATATACTCGAACCTGTAGATAAAAATTCTCTAATATCTGTGGGTGTTGTATCACTACCATCAAGAAAGTAAGCTACTTTTTGATTGCTAAATTTTTTGTTTAGGGTGTCGGCCAAAAGACCCTCTAACCCGTCTTTAGTATTAGACATACTATAACTCCTATTCGAATGGGGCGAACTTATGCCCGCCCCGAGTTTCTGTTTACGTTGTATTACTTATTGAAGAGTTGGTCGAACGCTTCTGAAGTGTCTTTAACCGTTTTCTTGGAAAGAACTTCAGTTGTCACCGAATCGCCTTTATCATTACCCTCTTCTTCAGATGGAGTCAACCAAGTATTAAGAACTTCAGTAAGTTCTTCATAGGTCTTCTCTTGATACATTTCTTGAATGTTTGGTTGTTCATTCAACATTTTATCAAGCATCTTATCATCTTCTGTGATTGGATTTTGATTAGGCTTGACCCTTATGTTAGTAACAGGAAAGTTCTTTCCTGCTTCTTCAGCAGAAATAAATTCTACCGTTACATCACGACCATTCATTGAATCTGTGATGTCACCATAATCAGGGTCTGCTATTACAGATAGAAGCTCTTGATAAACCATTTTACCAAAGCCCCAAAATCGAACACCTTCGCTTTCTTCACCACGAACTATTACAGGTGCAAATGTTCTCATTTTAGCCATGAGTTTCTTTGCTATCTGATAATCATCTTTGTTACCACTTGAACGAAGTTTTTGTGCAAACTCTTCGATTGGGTCAGGACGACCAAATGTTATCGGAGACAAATAAGTCTTGCCACCTAAATCATAATGAAAGAAAAGTTCCTGAAAAGGATTCTCTTTATTGTGTTGATAAGGCACGATTCGGACTACTTGTTTTCCTGGTTGTGGTTTCCAAAGATTATTGGTTTTCGTGTTAGAAGTTTGAAGTTGCTCTAACCTTTTGCGTATTGCTGTAATATCCATTTGATATTCTCCTATTGTTATTATTTAATTGTTAATTGTTACTTGAGTAACCATTCATATATAAGTATGGTTGTAAAATTCAAAACGTTAATTTATTTTTATAAATCAATAATTTCTTTTAATCGTGTATCTATTTTGTTTAAGCCTTGTTTATTTGTCAATAAAATACAATTACGATAGTTGTTCCATTGTAATCTATACGATGTGTCTAAGATACCGTTGTTAGCATTCCTAATTATAATGTTAACTGCATTGATTGTGTATAGTGTATTTGTTTCTTTCTTTCGATGTAATAATATTGTGTTAGGGAGAAATCCCGATACTTCTGATTTTAACACATTATAGGTCAACATTAACTCATTAGAGTTTTCTGTTCTTTCTAAAACATAAAGTTTTTTCATAGAAAGTGGTGCAGACTCTTTGATGAGTAAGACCATTTCAGTAAGTTCTTTCTTGTTAGAGAAAGTACAAAGTAGTTGTGAATCTATCATTATCTAACTTTTTTTCCTGTCTGCGCGTCTAAAGCTACGATTGCTGATGGATTAGTGTTTTCAGGACTTATCTTTTTCTTTGGTGGCGATGCGATACTAAATCCTTGGTCACAACTAAAATCCATTCCTGAAATAGTATTTATACCATCTGCTTCTACGGTTTTATATTTACCTTTTTTAATAACTTCGTCTGTGTCTGAATCTTTTTTAAATCCTGATATCTTGTGTGCAACATTATTAAACTTATTGTATTCTGTATCACGATTATTTATTCCTGCCATTACTTTTCCGTGCGCACAATGTTTCATAAAAGTTTCTTTAACTCTTCTCAAATCATCTTCAGTAAAACCTGCTTTCATAAGTTTTCCTTTATTCCCCGCTTTTTTCATAAATGCCGAAAAAGCTTTCTCGCCTGTTTCTAATCCTGCGTTGTAAATCTTATCATATTCTTCTTCTGTCATAATACCATCATTTACAACTTGTGCTTTAGTTGCATCTCTTACATCATCTAACTCTTTTATAACTTCATCACTTGGTGGATAATCATCTCCATTGTAAACTTTATCATATGTATCAAGTAAATCATTTATAGTTTTTCGTGTGCTTTTATTCTTATAAACGGTTAACGATACTTTACCAGCAGAAGAAGACCTAGCTCCTGCATCATACTTTACACTTTCACCGCCTGATACTTCAATACTAACTAATACTTGTTGTATTGATTCTGCTAATTTTTCAGGGTCTTTTGTATCGCCTGGGTCTTTTATAGCATAAACATCAGTTACTTTAAAAGTTTCAGATGATGGTAAAATAGCAGTAAATCCTTGTGATAATCTGTGCATATAAGTTATAGCTTCTGCTACTTCAGCACGTGAAGTCATCATATCACCTAATGCATTCATCTCTACTAATATTTGCCCCATATCTTCATTAAATTTATTTGCTCTTTCTTGTTGTTCTTCAAATGATAGATTATCCCATTCAGGGTCTTCTAATGGGTTTTTTACATTTCTAATTAATTCTGCTAACTCATAATGGCTTCTTGATAATGGTGGATGAGGAGGCGTAGTACTTTCTAATTTTTCTTCTAATGTATTTGCTAAGTCTTGTAAACATTGATTAATTGCAGTCTTTTTACCTTCAGTAGTACTTGTATCACCATAATCAACTACTTCTAATTTACCTTTACTTGCCTCAGCTGTCTCTGCTAATAAATCTATTTGGTCATTATATCTTTGTATACCTAATACTGCTTTTCTTGCTTTTCTCTTCGCTTCACCAGCGTCCATACCTTTCTCTATCAAAGCTTTTTCTACATCACTTATTCTTGGTACAGATTTTTTCGTATGTGTTTGACCTGCAATAGTTGCACTTACAACTTTACCTTTCTTTTTGTCTATCTTAATTTTTTCTTCTTTTCTCTTTTTATTTATTGCTGTAGGAGCCATCATCTTTGAAGTGGTTCTTGAATTAGTTGGTGATGCCATTTTTAGTCCAACTGCATCTGCTAATTTTACTATTTCATCATATGGTGCTTTACCTTTTCCACCTGTCATTGTTGCTTTTTTTCTTGCTTGTCTTGCAGGTTCTCCGCCACCTACACTTTTGTTACCGAATCTCCAATCATTTGGACTTATGTCTGCTATGTAAAATTCAGCACTTCGTTTCTCTTCATCAGGCTGTCCTTTTTGGTCTTTTACTGCTACCCATCTTCTCAATGAATTTATCTCATCGTCTGTCATTGTTTCTACTTTTTCTTCTTTAATCTTTTGAATAGCAGAACTTATATTTTTCTTATCTTCATCAGGAATAACGTTTGATTCTTGAACTCCTGCATTAACATTATCAAGTCCATGGTGTACTTTTAAGACTTCTACTTTTTCACCTTTAGGTCCTACTTTTCCTGTAATGTCTTTATCTAAATTAGGATTTTTAGGTTCTCCTGTAGGTTTACCAAATTCATCTAAACCTTTCTCCGCATATTTTTCTTTTTGTTTTTCTACTTTAACATCAATATCATCTTTTGGCTTTTCTGATGTTTCTTCATCATCCTCGTCTTCTTTTTCTTTAGCATCTAATGCTTTTTGTGATTTAGGGTGGTCTTTAATATATTGTGCTTGTTGTTCAGGAGACAATTTTGTCCACCACTCATCGTCTTCTCTAATAAATCTTTCAGATAATTCTATAACATCAGAGTGTGAAAATCCTATAGATAAGAGATAATCGTATAATGCTTCTCTATCTTCTTTTATAGTGAAGTCAGGATAGCCTTTATCATACATCCAAGATATATTGGTAAGCAGTTTATCAAATGAGTTCATCGTAGTTTTTACCTCGTTTCATCTTGACAGGGAATCCATCTTGTTGTAACTCTTTTTGAACAATTTCAACAAATTTATCTCCATCGTTTTTGTTGTAGTCAAACAAAAAACTATCATAGTGATATAATACTAACGTACTTTTAAAGTCTTTTGTTTTTTTTAACAAACTCTTTAATACTAATATGTTTCTCTCTGTTTCTAAACTTTGTATCATATAATTAAAAAGTTTTGAAGGATAAAAGTCCTTTACATCTAATGTTATTCTTCTTTTATAAATATCAGTTACTAAAACTTTATCTCTCTTAAAACGTGACCACAGATTAGTGTAATATTTCTTAACCTTACCGAAAAATTCGTGTGTTTTTGCTATATCATCAGGTACACCACCATATAAATACTTAAAAGTCATCGTCTTTGACTCTTCGTAAGATACGTTATATAGTTTACTAAAATGTTCGTGTACACTCTCAGCACCAAAATCATATCCTATAATCTTACCAATCAATCTTACGTGATAAGCATCAAAGTCAAATTCAATTAATTCATCATATCTACTTTCTATCATCTTACGTGAACCATCACTTTTATTCATAGCCGCAAAGTTTAAACCATCATAAGTATTACTCGGTCTACCTGTAGGAGTCAACACATTATAATTAGTAAACATCAAATGGTCTTTCGAAACATTATCTGATTGTCCAGCTGGTACTCTTAGTGGATTGACACATAATCCAACTCGTTCTACATCTGCAAATACTTTATTAGCATCTGAATAAAACTCATTATATTCATCACCTATATTTTCTTTATAGTTTGTGAACAAATCTTGACAATACTCTAAATGTTTCATTAAAGGAATAACAAAATTATTCATCCCTTTAGAATGAAAATATCTATGTGAAGTAGTCAGGAATATATGATTATCAACTAAATTTCCTTGTTTCTGAAACTCTGCTTGTTGTAAATCAATAACGTTACTAAAATTAGCAAAGTGGCAAACTGCTTTTATATCTGCTACGTATTTAGGAACATCAGTATCTAAATGTAATAAACAATCTAAAGTTAGTTCAGGAGCTTCATCGTGATTGAATGATAG